GTAAATATTTCACAAGACTCATCTGCGCGGATTTTGGAAATCCTATGATAACGTACTTCACTAGAGATTAGAAAAAAGAGGTTATTGATAAATAGTTACTGAACGCCCGGAGGCTGTGTCCTTAACTGCTTATCAAGTTGGTTGATTTCTGCTCTTGCTGCATCAAGTTCGAATCTTCTTGGATCGCCTGGGCCAACTATTGTCGGATGGACCGAAGGGAATCCTGGGACAGTTTCTTGAAGATGAGATTTTGCCGTAGCGTGTGATCTTACAGTTGCTAAGTCTAGTTTCATTGAACCTGTTCTTGCTTCGGATTCTTGAACCCGTTTTGAAAGATTTTTGATTGCTTCTTGTTGAGCGCTGATTACATTTCTCATAGGAATGACATATCTTTTCATCGCTTCGGTGACAGTGTATTGCATCTGCTTCATCATCTGTGGAGTATTCATTGGAGGTATGGGAGCCATGTTGTGTCCCATTTCGTTTGCGATACCTGGTTCGATTCCAGGAATTCCACCGGGCCACATTCCGCCGGCTTCTTTCATCTGATCTTCACCGGATGCTGATTCCATTCCTTCGATATCGGAATTTGGTTCAGTTCCTGCTACCTGAGGATATGGTTCAGTGTTATCAGTTGATTGTTCAGAGCCTTCATTTCCGTCTTTGTCGCCGTCTGCTAACAATTCTTCCTTTATTACATCAAGTTCATCGTCGCCTTGATGTGGAGTTGGTTGTTCAGTTGGAGGGACTTGTTCCTTGTGCTTGTTATCATCTTCTTCTTCTTCTCGGATAGCCGCTTGAATGAAAGATGAACCATACTGTCTTTGAATTGGATCAGGATGATTTCTAAGCATGACACCGGTTTCGACAAGTTTGCGAACTGCTGGGCCTGCTTTCAAAGCGTTAAGAATCTGTGTCGCTTGATCAACGCTAGAGCATTCTTGAAGTTTTTTTGTGTATTGAAGTCGTCTTGTATTTTTTCTAGGTTTTGACATTGATTTTTTTCATGAATAATCGTTTAAAGTTGTTTTGCTCACGCTGCTGCTTGCAATCCTTGTGCTGCCAGTTGTGCGAGAATCGAATTAATTGCGGTTCGGGCTTCTGCGTCTATCGTTGCTCCGCCTGATGGATCTGCGATATGTGCAGGTTGAACTGCCGGAGTTGCTCCCCAGAATGCTATTTTTTGTGAAGTGAGCCTTGCTATTTTAGTTCCAGTTACCGACTGGAAATTCAAGTCGACTGCATCTGCTATGTCGAGTGAGGTCGTAGTGATTCTCAACTTTTCGTTCGCAGCGATTTCAAAACGATAATCATCCATAACTAGTGCGTTGAATCCCATGCCTCGTGCGTCATCGTAAAAAATCGCCCTGTCTGTTGCGCCGGGAGTAGTTGTCGTACTTCTGAATATTATATTGCTCAGATCGTTCAAGTCGAAGCCATCGGCGTCTATATCCTGAGTCCAAGGTGTCTGAGATCCCGATCCAGTTAGAGCGGTGACAGTTCCCAATTCGTCAATCCAGAAAGGCTCAGCGTGGGTTCCTCCGACCTCTTTGGCGAACATTCGACCACTGTTGGCTGCTGGCGTTGTCGGGTCTGCTCTTTCATCATACTGAATAAAAAGAGCATCGATGTCAAGATTCGTGTCGATTAAAATGTTATCATCGGCATCGACTGTAATTCCAACGTTTGCGCTATTCGCTGCATTACGCCAGTTGATCTCTCTTAGGTTTCCTAATCTAAGGTAGCCAGCGTTGGCAGGATTCTGAGCGTTCGCTGCTGTCATGGAGAGAATGTTGTTAATGGCATTAGAAGCCATGTTTAGACCGAAACTTGTTCCAAAGAGGAGATCTGTGCTTCGCACTGTCATTTTGTCCACACCGTCTATTGCGAAAATAAAGTCGTCGTTACTATCCACACGTATTGTGAGATTATTTGTATCACCTACATTTCGCCAAGCAATAGCCGAAAGGTTTGCCATTCTGATAAAACCTGCGTCTGCCTCTGTTCCAGTTTCTTGAATCGATAGGGCTTGCAGTAGATCATTTCCATTCGCATCGTGATCAGCAGTCCAAGTGAAAACTTCTCCGCCAGTTGACGCTTGAAAAGTTGGAGGTAGACCTACGCCATTAGATGTCAGAACTTGGTTTGCTGTTCCGACGGCTATCGCTGCAATTACTCCGGCTGCATCCCAAGTAATTAATTCTCCATCGACTCCGTCAGCCAACGATGAAAATGCAATATCTTGTAACGTGTTGTCGTCACCGTCGATTATTTTGTTGGTAAGAGTTTGTGCGAATGCCTCAAATACAAAAACATCATTAGCAAGAAGCACTGGCAAAGTTATGATTCTATCCGCTAAAATTGCGGAGGGAGTTATGATATACTGATCTGTATCAGCAGGATTGCTGATTTGAATTCCGCCGACATTTAACAGATCAAAGCCTGCGGCATCAATGTCCTCAGTCCAAGGAGTGAGACTTGCAAGGCCTCCGCCACTTATGCCTTGAGGAGCATAACCGTCATATTGTGACATTAAGCATCAAGATCCGCAACGGCAACAAAATTAACGACGGTAGTTCCTCCGCCTGTTGGAGTGCGGATATTGAAATCATCACCGTTCTTGACAAAAACATCGAAAGTGAAAGTGTTTCCTATAGTCAAGGCCGTTCCAGAATTCAATGCGCTCCAAGTTACACCGCTATCAAGTGAGTATTCAACGATTGCATCTTGAACTGAAAGGGCGATTTGTAAGATAAGTCTAAGCGCTTTGTTTGCCCTAGTTCCCGGCGAAAAATCTTCTGCTAGCCATTCTTCGTTCTGAGCCTTTGCTCCGCTTGCTTCTCCTTTTACAAATAAAGCACTAGCCATGCAACAAATTTTCGATAATGATTTAAAGTTGTTTTGTTAATCAAACATTATGGCAATTTCAAAAGCTAATTGCTAAAGCGGTTGTATCGCTGTAGTTTTCACTCCCGGCGTAGCGGCTGGGACATTCATTCCTTTCCAATTTAGACCCATTGGATCGGTAACGACCCAAGTTAGAGCGATGTCATCCAACTCTCCAAGAACGACACCTTTTGGCACGAGACATAATTCACAGTTAGTTTCACAATGTTCGTCACATGGCTCTATTGTCTCGGATCGTGGCGAACCTCCGTTGATTGAGACCGCCGATATTATTCCGTTGTTAACGGCATTTATGATTTCTGGATCGTTCTCTAAAACTAGCATCTGAATTTGTCTGGTTGCATCATCATACTCTGAATCAATAACTGTGGCATCGGTTCGAAATTCAGGAGTGTGGTTGACATCCATTCCTTTACCAATAGCTGTTCTTGCTAATCGAATTAATTCATCGCCTGATAATTTGCGACGTAAGGGCTCACCCTCTCTACGATGATCTGTAATCGCCTCGGAGGCTGCGCGAATGATAAAAAGTTGACCTCTAGCATCCTCAGCCACTTTCCGTGCTTTAGAAATGTAGTCGTCAGTAAGCCATCCAAACTCTTGTCTGATTTCAATGAGAGCCTCGCGAATTGGATTTGATTTACGAGTCCGTTTTGACAAAGAGCCATCTGCTTTGACAGTGTGAAGTTCACCGCTATTTGCTTTCTTGGTAATGTCTCCTTTGATTTGTTCGATGTCACTTTGTTGTTTTCTTGTGAGAGTTCCGGTTTGCTTTGCTGTTTTCTGGGGAGTCCAATAACATTGACAGTTGGGGTGAGTAGTAACGTAGCCAAGATTTTCGCTAGGTATGACGGGTCGGTTTGTCGTGTCAAGAAGATCAAACACCTGGCCATTGTATTGGTTGCATACATCATCTGCCTCATGTCTTCTATAATGATATTTTGCTAGAAGACGAGGAGACTCTTCTCTTGACAAGTATTCGGCCATGACTCCGGCTGCTCCAATTCCACCAAGCAAAGCAAGCCAAGGCCTCATTTTATCCAGGAGTGATTTCTTTTTTGCTTTTAATTCATCGCCAGTTATTTCTCGGAATTGTGGAGCGCCATCACTTGGAGGAATATTGATGTGAGGCATATCTGGATTTGGATAAATTCCTTCGATTGATCTTGGCGGATCTTTATTTATGTTATAACCTGTCACTCCTATTGTTGGAGGTTCACTTCCTTTATCGCTGGCAAGACCTAGCCATACGTCAGAATCTTGTTTTACCGGCGGATTGGTTATGTTGTAAGTCCTCGATACACTCGGATCAGTCTTTACCGCTCCCAATGGGTCAGGAGTAGGATTGTTCGGATAAGGATTGTAAGGAGGAACCCAATAAGGTTGCGTTGGTCCCGGGGTATTTGGTTGATAGATTGGAGGTTCGCCAGTTGATGGAACTTTTGCAGTATTGATATTTGCTAAATTGTCTAAGCCTAACGTCATTGGAGGCCATTCTATGATATCCTTGTTCGGATCAAAAATATAGGATTGAATCGTTCTCAAAATTTCTGTTGGATCAATTCCATATTCCATCATTCTATCTATCTCACTTTGAATGGCGGATCTTGTCAAGGCTTCACGCATTTCCATTGGAGAATATTCACCGTCTTGTAATTGGTCCCAATATGCAGGTCGATAGTTCACTTCGATTTTAGGGATCGAAGGAATAGTAGGAAACCCATAGGCATAAGGATCGCCAGGCTCGTGAATGTCGCAGACATCTTCAACTCGAATCTCTCCTTGGACTCTTTCACATTGGCCACCGACTACAAAGCGTTTGCAATTTCCACATACTGCTAATTTTTGATCCTGGGTTTGGCTCATGGCATCTAGCCTTGTTCGTCGAGTTGTGTTTCCATGATTTGTTTTTTGTATGGATCGGGAGTATCTGTCGTTTCGCTCGTTCCTTCTTTAGGATTTTCTTTATAGTAAAACCTCGGTTTTCCGCCCTTGTAAGTTACTTTTCTCTCTAATGTCGTGCCGGATTCTTTTCTCTCTTTTACCTTTGCAAGTTTTTTTCTTGTAGTGTTTAAATTTTGACTGTTATTGCTCATCTCATACCATTTAGCGTCACCTAATTGTGTAGGTCTTGTATGATAATCTCTTGCTGGAAATTTAGTAACTTCTTTCCAATATTCACCTATGTCCTCCAAATATTTTATTTTCTTCTCGTACTTTTCAATGGCGTCTGGATCATCTTGGAAGATTGTGCCTCCGGCTCCCTCCGGCCTTTTTGGTTTTGGAATTTCTTTGTTTCTTCTTTCTATTTCTGCATACGCATCCTCAGTTTTTTCATTTCTATCCCAATCATGCCAATCCTTACTTTCACCTTTAATTGATTTAATTAAATCTTTTTCACTCATGTCACCGATTTTTTTAGAACCGTCGCCTTTCTGTTTAGAAAAGAAATCTTTTACAGCATCATCTTTTGATTGACCTTTTTTAATTGGAATGTGGGCTCCCTTAACAGTGATCCATTGAATATCATCATCGACTTCTTGCATGAGCCTCCTTTCTACAAGTTGTTTTATAAAAACATTCGACGCCTGTCGGGTTTCTTTAATCTTTAGTTTTTTTTTAGAACAGCCACAAGAATTTAATTTTGTATCAAGAACAGATTTGAAAACAACTTCTTGCATCATAGAACTGCCCTCTCTCTTTTTGCCTTTTATTTTAACTGCTGATAATGATCCAGGAATTGAAACAGTTTCGTCTGCCGCCGTATTGCCAAAAGTGTTAGGTCTTAATTTTGTCGTCAAGCCTCCTGTTTTATGTTTGAATGAAGAATTTGATGCTGGAAAACTTGCTTGCTTTGCAATCATGTCGTCTATCTCGTGCAAAAGTTTTTCTGAATCTTCTGGTTTGATTTCTCCTATTGAAGCATTACAAACAGCCCAAGGATTAACTCCGTCTGCATCTCCTTTGGCTTTGATGTCGTCCACACATCTGTCTAATTTATCGGGCATTAATCATCATCCTCGTCGTCTTCGTACTCTTCGATTTCTTCTGCTGAGATTTCAGCCAAAAAGTTTTCGTTCATTTCCAGAACTCCCACCATTTTTTAATTGAGATTTTTCCGTATCTGTTCAGCCAGATTTTTTCAAGATATGGATTTAGTTTCATAAGATCTTTTGCAGAAGGTGTGGGTTGATAAAATTTATCTAGCGGTGTCATTCGTAATCTCTCCCTATATCATAATCCTGATTTTGCTTTAAATCTTTACGATAGTTTGTTGGCTTGAATGGAACTTGTGATCCTCTCAAGTCGATGCTCATGTCATCATAGATTGGATTGTCCATTGGAGGACTGCCGACATTTTGATTATTGAAATATGGCGGTTTAACTTCGCCTCCTCCCATGTCCATGTTTGGAAGTTTCATGTTTGGCGCGATGCCCGTCATTCCCATTGGCGATGTATAACCTTGATCGATTGCTTGTTGATATTGTCCATCGATTGATTTTGTCAATCCTAGTCCTGCTTGTTCGAATAGTTGTCTTAATTCTACTGGATCACCTTGGACTGCGCCAGTGGCCATCGCTTGCATATAGAGTTCGATGAGTCTGATTTGATCTTCGATTGCAATATCTTTCTTTTCTACTTCTCCGAAATTAATTTCAAAGTCAGTGTCGTCCCAATCAACAGGAACTAATCCTCCTGCATACATTGGATCATAGTATGGATGTGCCTTATACCAGGGCTTGAAGAATTTTTCGTTGAGTTGTTCCATCACACTAACTGGAAATGCTGACAAGCCAATCTCTGTAAGAATTGCAGAAGTCTTTGCATTAGCGTAACTGTGTTGTGATGTTCCGGCTTCCTTAGAACGAAAGTCATTGAGTGCTTTCATAATTGGTCCCATTGTAATATCATGGAATTGTTCTGGATTGAAATTCCTGGCTTGTGATCCTAATTGTTCAACTTCGACTTTGGTTCCTGCAACAATGTCTTGGCCAATTTCTAAATTCTCAACTTGTCCTTGTAATGCTGCACGATCATTCTCATCTCCTGATTCAATCTGCCAAACATTTCTTGTGATGTATCTTTGTTCGGCCATCTGCATATTGAATTGAGTTGCATATTTTCTATCTAACAGACTTGGAAGTTTGTTTGGGAATACACCGTTTGGTCCCACTTGGTCGAAGAATCTTGGAGAAGTCATTGATGTTCCGAATCCTGTTCCAAACACACTGGCATCAATAGGATTCCACATGAAATGAATCACTTCTCCTGGATTATGATAGCCTTGATACTCTGCTCCTCTGAATTCGTACTTGTAAGGAATCCTCTGACGATCCCACCAAATTCTGACAAAGGAGCTTATCGGAATGTGCATGAGATCATCAAAGGAGCGAACATTGGCAATTCCTAATCTTGGTTTGTAAATCGAATTTCCATACCAAAGAAGTTCTTTAATTAAAATTGTATCCCAGGTATCGAATCTCATATCCTTTGTGAATTTCTCAAAATAATCAACAAGGGCGTCATTTTTTGCTTTTACATAATGCTCGCCTCCGGTAATTTTACTGGCCAGATCATTAATTGCAAGTTGGACATCCTCATCAATTTCCAAAGACTGTGCTTGAAGTCTGAAATTTATTGTTGGTTGATCAAACGACTTGGATGTGTAACCTTCTCTAGAATATGCTCCAACTGTTGAAATCTCAGGTCCCCAGACTGGCTGCGATAATCCAGGAAGTGTTTCAAAATAACTCTTCATGTCCATTAGATGCAAAGAATTGGGAGGCTTGACGTGCTGAGAGGGAGAGTCGATAATTCCCAACTTCGTCAAACCATTCGCTATGCGAGATTTGAATCCCATGAATTTCGAAAATGAATCATCGCTTAAAGTTGTTTTCAGTCGAGGGCGTGTGCGTTATCTGGATGCTGCAGTTTTAGAAATGTGATGATCTTTGTGACCTTCTTTTCGATTGAATCTGATTTTTTCATGCGCCATAGAAGGATGGCATATACTGGCGAGAGCAAAAGTGCGATAGTTGTGATAGTGTCAGTATCCATGATGAATAAAATTATTTATTGCTTTTAGTTGTTTTTGCTATCACATCGACCCACACTTGCATCGCTTGGGCTAATAATGGATGTGCTTCTTCAATTTCTGTTAAGATAGTATCGAGTTCAACTTTGCTGATTTTTGTGATTGGATATAGAACCTTGTGAAACATATCCGTCATTTCTGAATCTATCGGATCTCTATCATTATCTACCATAATCTTCTGTAATGTCGAAATTAAGAGAATTGCTTTCTCTCTATCATTTAATGTCATTGTATGACATTCAACGTATGAGAGTTATTTATGGATTTTAGAAGTTTTAGCCACAAGCATTGATACGATTGGAACTTCCATCATGTCGGCGTATGCAGTTTCTTTTGGATAACGATAACCTGTGCCGTGCCTTTTTTCATTTTCATACTCTTCTGGATGGAGTTCCCTTGCGCACTGATAGCATAATTGCCATTTCTGCCAGTTCTTGGCTTTACGAGATTTGCCGCCGAAGCCGCAATTAAGACATTTAGCCAATGACTCTCGTACTAAAATACTAAAGAAATCAAATAAAGACATAGTTTATCAATCATTCTAATTCTTTTTGTGAATAGATTTATGTCAAATTCTTTTTTCCCTTACAATTTTTTTACAAGATACGCAATAAACATGAGATGAGATTAATTTACCACAAATTATACAAGTATTCATTTAATGTCATCGCCTTCGCTTCTTCACTGGCGAGATTCTAAACGCATCTGGATTCCAATTCTGATCTGCAACTAGACAATAAATTATTGACATGACAGAATCAGGAGGATGATTGAATTCTTTCTTTGCTCTTTGCCTTGGATCTTCGACTCTGACTTCGGTGTCTTCTTCCAAATCCTTTCTTGTAATAGAACAAAAATCATCCATTAAGAAATCTGTCTCCCAATCGTTTTTCATCGGGATCATGAATACAGTCTTTTTTAATTCTTCCTCAGTCGGCCTGGTTGGATGAGATACATATTTTCCAATAAAATCGACGAAGCCTTGGATAACCGTCGTCTTATCGATTTGTAGTCTGCCGAGTTCAGTTCCGTGCTCGTCAGTTGCCTGGCTATACTGCATTTCGGGTTTAGTTTCATCTCCAACAGTACGACAACCCGTGAATCGTCTTCTTCCCAAACCCTCAAACTTAACATCTTTGCTATCTCGTCCTCCGTCCTGAATCACCTTCACTTGAATTTGGCCGTATCCCAGGTCTCCCACCGCGAAATCAACTCCAAAGTCTTTGAATAATTCTGCAAGATACTTAGCTTGATCAAGTTGGTGCTCTTGCGGTCTTGGGTCAATGTGAACCAACTGATACCGATGAGATTTACGCCAATGGATAATAATAGACGCGACAGTTTTACTTGCAGCCGGACCAGACCCAAAATCAACTCCACCAAATACTCTTATCCCACTACCAAATATCTCTTTTAGTTTTCGAACTTGATCGGCCTTGAGAAGTGTGAGATATCGAACATAACAGGCTTCAACCATTTCGGGAGTAATAGGTCTTCTCTCTGCTTTGTAGAATTCGCCAAGAGTATGTGAGAGATACATTGACGAAGAATAGTGTCGCTGTTGATATTGGATTGAGGATTCTGGTTGTGCTTGATATTTAGAAATAGCATCGTCAATCGTGAGAGGAACATGAGGAAAAATTGTTTGTGGATAATGATAGCCTCTGTAATTGATGTTTTCGGGTTTCTGAGGTATCCACTTTCCAGCCAGGATTGTTTTGAGTTCGTCTGGTTCATTCACAATATCACCAAAGGCGTTGAACTTTAATTTTCCTCGCCAGAATTTGTCATCATAAATCCATTCTCTTTGATCGGTTCTCTGCCAAAGTTTGTAATAATCTGATCCTGCTTCTCCTCCAATTCCAAACATGATCAAGCGGCCTTTAGTTTTAGAAAGAGAATACATGGCCACTGGCAAAAATCCTACTTCCTGGGCCTGTGTTTCATCCAACACTAAAATTTTGTTGGACTTGCCTTCAACCTTGTGATATTTGTTTTCATCAGTAACAAGATAGATTACGCTTCCATTGGACAATCTGATTCTGCCGATGTTGGCTCTTTGATGCGGCAGGAATTGTTCTAGTTTTGGATTAGAAATAAAAGTTTCAAGTCGGAGTCTTTGTTCTGAAAACGCTGACTTGTGTTCTTCATCATCAGCAACATAGGTTACTTCACATCCTGGGAAATGAGTTGAGACTTGAGCGATTAGGTTTGCAGCGTTTGTGGTTTTGAAAGTTTGTCTGCCATTGATGTGCAAAATATTTGGATGATTATCCAGGAGCGGTTCGATCCAGAATGGCGCAAGAGTAAAGTTCTGCGCCATCCTTCCAATGTTGGGTCGATACTCATCAATGAATTCAATTACATTGGCTGGCGTTATTGGAAGGTCTTCTCTAATTAATCCCTTCTCGAGATAGTAATTGTAAAGATTCTTTGGAAGTTTAACACTTGTCAAGTATTTTATTCAGAATACACAAATTTAATTATCTTTACAAATCAGGATTCTAGATTTGGGATCTTACCTAAGACTGTTTCCATCACGTAGGCTGTGTATTTTTTGCAAACAGGACAACTCTTAACGTGTTTAGTGTAGATCCTTGATAACACTTCACAAGGCGGCGGCGTTTCAATCATTCATTATTCCACCTAATACCTGAACGGTTTTTACATTTACAGAGATGTGATAGTGCGTTGCAATCATTACAATAATACATTTTACCAACCTATCACCGAAATATCGTAGCATTTAGGACTGCAAAAATCATGTTTGTTATTGTGTTCTTTTCCACAAGTTTTACATTCTTTACTTTCCACCAAGTCCCTCAGCCTTCTCTGCTACAATCCTCGCCTGCATTAATGTTGGGCCTTC